GGTTTTAATCTTCCGTCATTATTCAATAACAGTTTTGAAGCTTCGAACAATTGTGCATTTGCTTTCAATGAACCAAACAACCGGGCATTATTCTGCAACTCTGTTTTCATAGCTTCCGGCATGTCATTATCCTTAATGGCAAAGTCGAAAGTATCAAAAGTAGTTTGTATTAAATTTTGATACGGCTTTTCCGTTTGCAAATCTTCAGGCTTGTAATTGCCTTTTTTATGAAGGTGTTTAAACGCTTTTTCACCATCCTTTAAAAGCTGTTTAAACCTGTCATTCAGACCTAAATTAAAGACAGTATATTGCTTTTTACAATCATCACAACTACAATTATACAAACTGTCTAATCGTGCATGTAATGCCCTGAAATAATCAGGGCTTAAACGAAAAAATCACCGTCAAGATTTAGCGATAATTTTGTTCCAGGATCAGTTTTCTTTGTTCCGATTACTTTAATACCAAATTTCTCTTCTACCCATTTAGGATCAACTTCTAAAAATGAAGCCGCTTCAGTTACCATTTTCCATAAAGTTTCCAAGTCTTCAGTCGCATCATATTTGTACATTACTCCGGGAGGTAATACGCCTAAAACTTGTAAAGCCGGAATAACAGTATCACGCCAATATTGTTCTATTAATGATAAATCACTATCAATCAAATCTTCAAGAATACCAATTGAAGTTTTTTCTTTACCGTTTGAACCGTTTTTTGTGTCTTGGCCAACGACAGTTCCAGAAATACCCATTGACAGTTCATTGTTACAATACTTTAGTAAGTTTGCATAAACATCACCATTTGTGTTGACGCCTTTTGCAAATTCGAAGCTTTCAGAATCGTCGATAATAAACCATGCAGCTGAACCCATGTCAGTCATCATTTGTTTAGCTCGATTAACCATAACACGATCTTGTGTGTTGGTTTTCATTACACGTGGCGGAATCCCGTATATTTCTGCAAGCTCACTCCAACAACTACCTCCAAAACGCTTAAACAAAACCATCGGTACACAACCATCCAATAAACCTAAGGTTGTGTTTTTTTCTCCAAATTCAATTAACCAGGAACCGTATTCTTTTTGTTCACGATACTTGATTTTTTTATCATCAGTATAATCATAATACAAATACCCGGTTACAGGATCAACATTTTGACGTGGAATACAATCAAACGTTAAAACCGGCTCGTTATTCACTAATTTATATGAGAACTCACCCAGAGAATGACGTCTAAATATAGTTTCTAAAATTGCTTTGTTTACTTGAAAAACAAATCCTTTATCTTGTAATAATTTAGTTAGTTCGTCATTGGTTTTACCATCAGCGTTTTTGATGCTGAAAGGCCTGCTTAACGATTTTAGCATTCTATTATTGACTTGCGATTGCAAATGCAAATCTTTTAGAATGTTATCATATAAGTTTTGGATAGGAAAGAATTTTGGATTCTCTTCTGTCATTGCTGAATTTTGCGCATTTGTCCACGTCTTAATATCCTGACGTGTCTGGCTAATTGTTTTTGGAACGATATTTTGAATATAACTATTTCCTTTTGTTGCAGTTTTTGCAGCTAATTCAGTTGAATTGACTATTTGTCCGTATGCTTCTTTAACGAAATTTGTAAATTTTCCCATTTTAATATTCGTGATTAAATTTTACTCTTGAACCCATTTCAAACGGTTGTTTTTCTCCTGTTGTTGTATCATCACGCACAAGCTGTGGCAACGTTGATACGTTTATGGTTCCTTTGGCTACTTTTGTAAACCAGTCAATTGCACGATCGTAACGCTCTTTTGCTTTTTCATAAATGAAATCAGCATTACATAATTCAGCTACATACCACTTTGCAAGTGTGCAACAATGTTGTACAACTAAAGAATGTCTGTCATTAGCTGTTTTACTAAAAATGGCATCAACATCATATAACAATCGGCCATCTAACCACTTTTTATCATTGATGTTTGGCGTTAAATAACTCTTTGCCTCTTCGATTGCTGAATTACAAGCTTGGGCTACTAAATCATCGTTACCATCTGTAATTTGATCTAATTGGTAATCATAGATTACACTTCCTAAATCTGACTTTTCTATGAACATAATCTAATATTTACGATTGTTAATGTGGCCAACAACATACTCTGAGTTTTCTTTATTTGTGACATTTTCGATAATCCACACACCACCTTCAAAACCATCGGGGCCATCCATCATTTTAGAGTTTGGTGCAACACCAAGAAATTCCTCTTCCATCCTTTGCATGTTTGGATTGTCTTTTTCATCTATATTGAAATATAAACAACCTTGTTTGTGTTTAGGTTCCAGCGTTCCTTCGATACGAGTATACTTATCATCTTTTTTCCTTTTGTCTAATGACATAAACAAAGGAAACTTGCCTAAGAGTTTGGCGACTGTCTTTATTAATGGTTTTAAAACTTGCTCCCAGAAAGGGTCTTGTAGTGAGTTGTTTTCTATCCAAGTTTTAAAAGTGTCAACTTTTCTTTCTTTTACCCAGTCATTGGCATGATAAAGATTTTTTACAAAAGTTTGCTGGGTCATATTATCAAGCCAAACCTTGTACAGATAGAAATTTCCGCCTTTATATCCAATTACACCAGTGAACTTTCGAGAACTGTTTTTGTTGTCCTTGTTACTGGTGGCAGGATCGGAATAAACTAAAACATGTTGACAGGTTCTAAGAGGCGGACATTTAGCCCAATGTACTTTTTTGAAAAGTTTACCAATTCGCACAGGATTATTGAAGTACTCTTTTTGAATTGAACTAGAAGTCATCGTTCTAAATGCTAAATCAATAAGCTCTTCAGTATTTCTTTGTGGCCAAGTAGAAACTCCTTTCTCATCCCGGATATTAACAATATCGTGAACATTGGCTTTTTTAGCCATTTCAGTAATACAGCAGTATTTTGCTATAATGTTTCCACAAGCAATAATTAACAGAGGCACAGAAATTGAACGCGTTGGAATCAAAGCCTGTTCGATCCATTCATATTTCTTTTGGATTGTGTCCGGGTTATTACAGTCAACATCTGTGTCAATATCATCAATCAAAATCAAGTCCGGGCGCGTTGCATCGTTACGGGTTCCACGAGGTGATTGACCGGCACCAACTGCCCGGAATGAAATTCCAGTTCTGGTTGTAAAATCGCCCTCTTCCCAACCGCTTAAGGCTTTTTGATCACCATAATCATTCAATAATCTATTATTGATCTCAAGTATGGTTTTATAAGGTTTTAAAAGTCTGGAAGCATCGTCATAAGTAGCAGAAACAAGGACAACAGTTTTCTTTTGTCCTGTCATAGTCAGATATAACACGTCCATCATTGTCCTACCTGATTTTGAAAGGTCACGCGCCCAGGAACGAACCTCATACCATTCAGGATTTGCTAAAACACGCTTTGTTGCTTTTATATGAAATGGCGCAGCTTCTGAGGTGTAGAAATTTGGAAAGTAATATTTGTACCACTCTTCTGGATGTGCTTCTAAATAAGCAATTCTTTTAAGCCTTTCAGATGCATTTTCATTTAAATCAACTGGTGTGGCTCTGTATTGATTTGTAACGAAATCACCCCATCCAATCAATTTTTCTTTATCTTTTCTACTTAGTGCCATCAGTCATTTTTTGTTTGATAAAGGCATCACAATAAGTAGTCAATTGATTTGCAAACTTTGGATCAATTGATCTAATAAATAGAATTAAGTTTTTGGCAACTGATATAGTTTCGCCAATATTGGTTTCAGTTTCTAATCTCTTAATTGCTGTAGTTAGCTTTGAGATCATGTCGGTATCCTTCGAGTTTGGAAAGTTACCTATCAAAATTGGGTAATCTTTCGGCTCGTACTTAGGATATTCTAGTTTTTCATCACCTGAGCTGTCTTTTAGCTTTACTGGCTTAAGCATGAAATTAGGAATATCACGTACAACCGGACGTGTTTTTATTTCATCGTTTACAGATTGAAGCTGACCATATAAAGCCGTTATTTGATTGTCTTTTGTAACTAACAACGAAGTTTTTAGTTTTTCCCAATCACCTTCTTTCACCCATTTGCTAACTGTTTTTTCTGTGCAGTTGATTCTTTCGGCAATTTCTTTTTGCGAAATATCATCATTTACAAAAAGCACTTTTGCGAGGTCTTTTTCTATCTGTTTACGAGTTCCCATACATTAATATTTATGTCAAAACTCCAAATAACCAGTCTTTAAAAAAAATACCCGTTTACTTGCTTTACAACTCTGTAGGTATTGCACACAGTGCTGTTCTGTCGCTTTGCTATGGTTTTTTTAAGAATGCTTAACATTTAATCTTTGTCATCTCATAAGGCGATAAAATGCCAGGAATAATTTAAAAATAAAGATGTCAAAACCAATTTTAAGACCGTTTGCATTCAATGACGAAACAATGGAGAATACCTACGGGTTTTCAATTCTAACTTCCGGGATTGATTTAACAAGATTTATCAAAAATCCTGTAATGCTATCCGATCACTACAATTCGAATTGGAATGTTATTGGAAAATGGAGTGATGTTAAAAAAAATGGTGCTGTCTTAACCGGATTGCCTGATTTTGATACTGAAGACACGGACGCCGCATCAATTGCGGGCAAAGTAGAACGCGGTTACATCAATGCCTGTTCAATGGGAATCATCTTTGAAAGAGAGGATTTTACTCTTGTAGGTGACAAAGTCGTTTTAACTAAGTGTGAACTTGTAGAAGTGTCTATTGTTCCGGTTCCATCAAATGCCAATGCAGTACGCTTAATGCATGCAGACGGTAAAGTAATGGACGAAAAAGAAATTCAAGAGCTTTCACTTTCTGTTATTCCTAACATCAAAAATCCCGAATTAAATCTAAACATTGATAACATGAAGAAAATCATTTTAAGCGTTGCTACGCTGATGGCTTTGGGCTTTAAAGATCAGCCGACAGACGGACATGAACTGTCTGATGTAGAAGCCAAAGTATTAGGTCTTTCAAATCAGGTTCAATCCCTGACTACTGAAAACGACTCGTTAAAACTTGCTGCCAAAACTGCTAAAGAAGCAAACGAAGCCGCAACAAAAACCCGAATTGAAACCAAAGTTGATTTGGCAATTTCAAAAGGACAGATCAAAGCTGATCAAAAGGAAGAAATGGTAAATCTTGGTGTTACTTCAGAAAAGGCACTTGATACCGTACTTGGATCAATTCCAGAAAAGAAAAACTTTTCAGCAGGTATCAATGTAGCTTCAGGAACCGGAGCTGTAGAAGTGAAAAACATGGAAGAGTTCCAAAAACTTTCATTAGACGAGCAATTGTCTTTTAAAACAGACAATCCGGAAGAGTACAAAAAAATCGTTGAATCAATTAAATAATAAAATATGAATTTTCCAGAAATTTGGGTTAAAAGGGTAATTCAAAATCTAACCAACCAGTCAGTTGCACCTTGGTTAGACGGAATTCCAGAACTTGATGCAGACTTTACTGTGCTCGAAGAAGGGTCAGCTTCAGAAATGACCGTGGTTAATATTCCAAGAGCGAATTTTAATCCTGATGTGTTAGTAAACAATAGTGTTTACCCAATTCCAGTACAAGCGTATACTGATGATACTGTTGTTTTGTCTGTAGATAAATTCCAAACAAAAGCAACTTCAGTATCAGATGATCAGGTTATTGGTTCTGCTTACGATAAAATTGATGCGACTACACGTAGTCACACAAGAGCAATATTGACCAAGAAATTTAAAAAAGCGATTCATTCTATTGCTCCAACATCTGATGCAGCGCAAACGCCAGTTATTGCAGCTACAGGAACGGCAGTTGGTGGTGTAGCAACTTTAATCTATGAAGATTTAGTTGCTTTGAAAGGTAGATTAGACGATGATGAAGTTGATCCAAGTGGTAGACGTATTGTATTATCTACAAAACATTGGAATGACTTGCTTGTAGATCGCAAAAACTTTGGTGATAAGTTGGTTAACTATAATACAGGTATGCCTGCGCCAATGATTGCCGGTTTTGAACTTTACCAGTATAATGGTAATCCACTTTATACAAGTGCTGGTGTCAAAAAAGCCTTTGGAGCTGTTAGAGCTGCCGGAGATCGTGAAGGATCAGTTGCTTTTTGGACTGGAGGTATTGCAAAGAAAACTGGTTTAACAAAACAGTATTTTACACCTGCAAAAACTGATACCGCTAATCAAGCAAATCTTTTAAACTATCGTCATTACTTTTTGGCCTTACCGTTTGAAAGCAGATTCATCGGAGCAATTTACTAGTAATCAATAGACTATAAAACTTGAAAAAGGCTCTAAAATATAAAGTGACTTAACTACTCCATTTCAATTGAATTGGAGTATTCAAGCCAATAATTAGAGCCTTTATTTTTAATAACGATTAAATGGAACAATTTATTTACCCTTCTCTTTCTGCTTTATTCTCAGCATTGATTACATATTTTCTTTCCAAGAGAAAGACACTCGCTGAAGACAGAGCAGCAGAATTAGATAATGCAGTAAACGCGGTTAAATATTATCGCGATTTGTTGGATGATATGGCAACGCGGTTGAGTGCTGCCACTGAAACAATAAAAACGATGGAAATACAGCACCGTGAATTAATGGTAATAAATCAACATTTAGTCGAAGAATTACAAAAATTCAAACAATTAAACGGTAAAAGCGAATGAGCAAATTATCTGAAAAAGCATTACAATTCGCCATAACACAAATTGGCGTTCAGGAAATACCAAAAAATAGTAACGCTGGTCCTGCGGTTGAAAAGTATTTAAAATCAGTTGGATTGGGTAAAGGTTATGCGTGGTGCATGGCTTTTGTTTACTGGTCAGTTAAAGAAGCATCAATTGAATTAAATGTTGAAAATCCTTTGGCAAAAACAGCCGGAGTTATTGCAATGTATAATAAAATGAATGCAATTAGGGTCACGGTTCCTAAACCTGGCGATATAATGATCCTTGACTATGGAAAAGGATTAGGCCACACCGGAATTGTAGAAAAAGTCATTGGAAAAGACATTCACACAATCGAAGGAAATACAAACGATGAAGGTAGCCGGGAAGGTTACGAAGTTTGTAGAAGAGTTAGAAAATTAGCAACAATAAAAGGATTTTTAAGACCATGAAAAATATAAAACTATGTTGTTTGTTTTTTGTTCTCACCATGTTTCTGGTTTCTTGCGCAGGCAAAAAACCAGTTGTGGTGCAGAATTCAACAACAACAGAAAAAGTCGTTACCCAGACAGTACACGATACAATTTTTAAAACGGAAAAGGATAGTTCCAGTTATAACGCTCTCTTGGATTGCATTAATGGAAAAGTCGTCATAAAACAAGTTACGCAAGCCGAACCAGGGCGCATTTTAAAAAGCCCAAAGGTTCGGATTGCTGACAACATACTTCAGGTTGATTGCGACGCTAGAGCACAAGAACTATTTGCGCAATGGAAATCAACCTACATCGAAGAAAACAACCGGGAAATTAAGGAAGTGCCAGTAATTACAAACATACC